TAGCCCGTTGTGGAGCCTCGGCGCTCCTGCGAAAGCACCGGCCGGGACGAGTCGCATGGGCACGCTGCTTTTCCCGACGACGCCTCCGGAATGGAACAGCCCACCGAACAGCCCACCGAACAGCCCGCCTCCTCCACCAAGCCCTCCGAATAACAGTTTCTGAAGCATCGAGCTTGCAAGTTGCCTCAGGATGTCACTTAGCACGCTGCGCAGGTCCCGGCCGTACACAATGGCGTCCGCAAGTCCGGAGACGAGGTTGTTCGCCCAAAGCTGGGATTCGATGTTGAGCCTCGTCATTTTGTCGGTCGTTACATCGAGAGTTTGGTTGACCTGATCCATCTCAGCTGCGACACTCGCACCGATGCGGGCCGCACTTTCCATCTCCGCGTAATCCCATTCCTGCTCTTTATACCGCGACGTTGGCATGGGCCCAGCTTCGTAGCGCCACGCGTATTCTTCAGCGGCCATAACGTAATCAAGCTGGTGTGCCAGTCGCTCGTAGACTGACATGGCCCGCTCACCGGCGGCAGTCACCCGGTCTACGGCGGAAACAGTCGTATCCGCAGCGTCCGGGATGGTGCCGAAACTATCCTGAATGCTCTGCGCAACATCCACGGCAATTTTTTTGATGTTCGTCTGCGCTTGTTCGCCGAGGTCCACTGTGGCTTTGCGCGTTTTTTGTTCTGCGGCTATCAGCTCGTCAATTATTTCATCTAGTTTTTTATAATCCACGGCCGTTGCCGGGTATTGGCCATACCGCTCGTGGTATATTTTGCCGGCACGCTCTATGTACGCGCTTCTGTCCAGAGCTTCTTTCGGAGTCATGCCAGTAACTTTCTTTTGAATCGCGTCGAGGTTCTTATAAGCATCGATCAGCGCCCAAACCGCCGCGATCGTCAAAACAATCGGCGCGGCAGGTCCGGTGCTGAGCGCCAGAAATGCCCCGCCCAGTGTCGAAAGAGCCTTAATGGTCGCGCTTATAGCAAGCAGCAACGGCCCACCGACGGCCAAAACACCAGCCAGCGCGAGAACTTTCCTTCTCGTTTCGTCGCTCATCGCGCCGATCGACGTAGCCGCCTTGTCCACCGCTGCTTCAAGACGAGGCATGACCGATTCGGCAAGGTTGAGGATTTCCCGTCCGATCGGCTCAAGCGCGAGGCTTACCTGATTTTTTGTCTCCGCCCATCGGTCACCAAAAGTCTTCGTTTTTTCGCTCGCATCCGCGATTGCGCCTTCAGCCTCGCGGAGTGTGGCGATCAATTCTTCGACGGAAAAACGACCTTCACGGATGGCGAGAGCCATGTCCGGCCCGGCCCGGGAGCCGAACACCTCGATTGCCAGCCTGGTCGCCTCTGTCACGTTTTCCGCATTTTGTATCTCGATTATGAGCCGCTTGAATGCTTCCTCCGCGTCGGTTATCCCTTCCCGAGCCATGCGGCCGAGGCCCATGGAAAGCGAGCCCATAATCCGTTCGACGTTGACGCCCTGTTTTTCGAATTGAGCAAGCAACGCAACCGATGACTCGAGATCAAAGCCCATACCGCGGAGGCCAGCCCCGTATTTGTAAAGCTGTGTCGAGAGGGTCCCCATCTGTATACCCGTTGCCTGGGCAGCCTTAAAAAGACGGTCCATAAACGCGCTCTGATCCTCGACGGCTACGCCCCAGTCCTGCATGGCTTTCGCGCTTTGTGAGACAACGGTGTTCACGTCCTCGCCGATCATCCTAGCCGCGTCAAGGGCTTGCTTCGACAATTTCTCAAGATTCTTCCCAGTCAAGCCGAGCCGTGTGTTATAGTCCGCCAGGACTTGCGCAGATTCCTCAAAGTTCTGAGTAACGGATTTTGCCAGGGACCGCCAAGACTTCTCCAAACCCTTCAGATCATCGCCCTGGGCGCCTGTTCCGCGGGCTATTTTTTGCAGTGCCTTGTCGACGTCGTAGGCGGATTTCGCTGCCACACCTCCAATGGCGGCGAGCGGGACTGTGAAGGCTTTGGTCATTGTCTTGCCGGTGCGCTCGAATTGCGCGGCGGTGTTTCTCATGCCGCGATCGATGCGCTTCCATGCTTTTTCGAGGTTGCTCAGGTCCGCACCGTAGATGTAATTGATGTTACGCCTTCTAGCCATTCAGTTTCTCACCGCCCTTTCGACGCGTTTCCTTGTTGCGCTGGATCCTCGCCTTACAATGCTCAAAATACTCGTTCTTTGACATTACCTGACCATCCACCCAGTGACCGACCAGGTCCTCAACGCGGACGGGGTGTTTCAGGTTCCCCGAAGCGTTCATGATCCATGCCGCATGTTGCGCGCGCTTTGCCGATTCCAAATATTCTCGATACCTAAAAGCGTATACCAGATCTTCAATTTCGCCCCATGACAGTCGCCATAAATCCTCGTGTGTGAGTTGCAGGGGGCCGAGTGCCGCGAGCGCCATCTCCTCATACGCCCGCTCCCAGTCCCCCGCGCTCAGTTTTTTTCGTCAGTCTCCTCGTCCTGCGCCTCTTCAGGTTTCACGCCGAGCGACCGTTGAAACGCATGCAAGAAAGTCTGAACCGCCTCGGTCACGGCCGGCAGATACGCTTCCGGCTCGTCGTCGAACCATTGCCCCACAATGTCGGGTGTCACCTTTCGATTCGTCCAGAGCAGCCCGGCCCAAATGAGCGTGATGCCGAGTTCGAAGTCGCTCGGGTCGAAGCCATTCTGCATAATTTCCATCGGTGTTTTCCCCGTCTCGCGGATCAATGCCCGGATCGAGTTGACGCTATATTTCAGTTCCATTTCCTTTCCGGCCAGCTTCATGGTCTACCCCCTATGCGTTCAGCTTAAGTTCGCCGTTACCCTGCACCGATACGGACACCCCGACGGCATCCTCGGTCGCTCCGGAAACGCTCCACGTTGTGACGTAACCCGTGCCCTCGTAACGCTCTGTTATCAAGAGGCACGAAGCCCCGGTTCCGCCGGTCAATAAATTGCTCATGATCTGCAGATTCGCCTCGACGCCGACGGGAAATTCGATGATCAGTGCCCCTCCTTCGCCCCAAACGGCGGTAATTCCGGTCTCGCCATACGCAGTGTTGAGTGCTTCCGCGATTGTTGCAGCCCCGGCGTTATAATCGAGTGCTGACGTTTCGACCAAGTCACCATCACCAAGCGTGAAGGTTCCACCCGTGGCGCCACCAAGTTTCAACTGGTATCGTTCATTCGCATCAAAGGGCAAGAACGTGAACGAGCACTCAACACCGCCAAGAGCATCGGCGACCAGTGCGTCCTGCGCTGCGTCGGTGGGGTCGTAAAAAAGTTCCAACGTTCCCGACCACCCTGCTTGCCCGACCAAAAACTTTTTCCAATCTGTGGCAAGCGTCGACACATCGATAGTTCCGAGGGTGGTTTCAATGTTGAAACTCCGGACCTCGCCGACCTGTTTCGGCGTGCCGCTTACGTCTAAGTGGACAATTGCCCGTTTACTGACAAATGCAGGCATTCTGACACCCCCTTATGCGGCGTCGCTACTCAACGTCAATTCACCCGTGCCCTGGAAAGAGACGCTCATGCCAACGGCATCTTCTGTCGCTCCGGAAATGGTCATGCCAGTAACGTAACAGTCGCCAGTGAGTTGAGTTTTCCCAGTACCGGCTCCTAGAGGCTGGACGGTGATGTTGCACAATGTCCCAGCCATGGCCTTTGCGACCAGGTCTGCCTGCGCTGGGTCGGTAGGATCATAGAAAAGCTCCAGTGTCCCGGACCATCCTGCCTGCCCGACAAGAAAGTTTTTCCAATTGGTGGCCAGCGTTGACACGTCAATAGTCCCGAGCGAGGTTTCGATATTGAAACTCCGGACCTCCCCGACTTCTGTATCTGTCTCGCCGACCTTCAGCTTGAGAACCGAGACTTTGCTTGCAGTGGCTCCCATGTAAATTCCTCCTCTTCTCGTTGCTTTGTTTTTTTACAGCCTGTCGTACCCTCGAATCGTCAAGATGCCGTGATACCAGCCTGACGGATCTTCCAGCACAATCAACTCCTCGAAAAACCATTTGTCCGGCAGTGCGTCCTGGATCGCGTCCGCAATCTCGACAACGTCCTTTCGGCCCAGGTAGCTACTCCAGATATGGACATCCACGGTCCAGTTTCGCTCCGAATGGTCCAGGAGACGCCCCTCAAGGCTCTGGAGCTGCCCGATCACGACATACGGCGACGCCTGTTCGCCCGGCAATTTGTCGAATACACCGGTGACCATCTCCCCGAGTGCCGTCGAGATAGTCGTATATATCTCTTGTGAGAGAGTCAAATGGCTCATGAGGCTTTCCCCTTCCTGATCAGGTCATACATCGCCCTGGAAAGGGCATCACCGATCCGTTCCTCATGTGCCCGGCACGCTGGAAAAAGAAACGGCTGTGCCGGCATAAATTTTGTGCCGAATTCGACAAATTGCGCGTAGTACGTGTCGACGCCGTGCACCATCCCGCCGGCTGAAACGCGTGCTTCGAGCTTCTTTTTGGAGACCGTGCGCTTGATTCCTCGCGCCATCGCCCCGGTGTCCTTTGGAGCGCGTCTTCTGGCATCTTCGACGACCGGTTTCGTTTCGTCTCTCAGGACCTCGTAGACACGTTGCCGGGCCTCGCCTTCCATTTGCCGGAGTTCTTTCAGGATCTCCTCGATACCTTCGACTTTCGAATAGATTGGCATCAGACCACCTCCGGCTCGCAGTCCAAAAACATCCACTTCCGCCGGCGGTCGTGTCGGATTGCCTTGATCACAAGCCGGTCGCCCAAAAACTCGACAATGTCGCCGATTTTGGGCCCACTCGAGAACCGGATCGTGATCTCGTGCGTACGGATCTCGGTATCCTGCTGCGCAATGACGCCCGTTTTCGACCGCGGGGCTTCCACTCGCGCCCATGCGTTCAGGACTGGCTCCTCGACGTAGGTAAAACCGCCCATGCCGTCGGATATCCGTTTTTTCCTGAGGATCAGTATTTCGTCCCTGAGTTCGCCTATCAACGCGGTCATACTGGCATCACCCGGTCCTGTGTGAGTAACATCTCCGCCGCAGCTGGCATTTCGTTCACGCTACTCCCGACGACGACTTCCTCACGGTGCTCGTACCAGTGCCCGATCAAAAGCAGCATCGCCTGTCGATACCGTTTTGGCACATCCGATGCATCGTTGCCGTAACCGGCATTGTATGTAATTTTGATTCCAAGCCCGTCGCTCATCTGATCGCCCGGCCATGCTTTCCCTGCGGCCAGACAAAACCTCCCGGCGGGGTCGAGCCTGTACGTTTCCACATCGAGCGTTTTCTCGGTCCCGTCGCTCGTGGTGTACGTGACGCTTACGATCTCCTGCACGGGGCCGCGTGGCAGTTTCAGGGGCGACTGAGGCCATTGGTCAATATAGTATTCGTTCGTTCGGGTGATCCACGACTGGCCCTGGTACGTCTCGCCCCACTCACGGGCGGCGGCTATGAGGTTGCCGATGTAGTCGTCATCTGCATCGTGTGTCACCCGCAAATGCTCTTTTGCCTCGTCTACCGTGACAGGTTCCATGGCAGGACTGCCTATGACAAGATGCCCCATTTCGTCACCCCCTCATCGGGATTATTTTTTCTTGCCCTTCCTGCCCCTTTTCGGCTGTGGTTTGGGCATCACTGCCGCTTCTTCGGGCTGTATTGACGCCGTTTCCATCACCGGTTCGGCAGGCTGCGGCGGCTTTTCGAGAAAAACGGCAGCATCGGCTGCGACGAGTGCCCGGGCTTCCTGTACCGGAACGTCGTAAACCTTACCTGCCATTTTTACTCCGTCCGGACCTGCGGCGGTTTTTGTCATCCGTATCCGCATGGTCATCCCTCCGTCCTCTTCACAGCCTAATCACTGGCAATAATCCCGGCACCCCTGAGGGCGTCGAGAATCTCATTTACTGCTGCTCTTACCGCTGTAATGTCATCCGATTCTGTAAGGTCCGCAATGGCGGCAGCCTGAGTACCATCAGCTGTAATTTTCCCGCCGTCGGCTATTCTCAGTTCGCCACCTATGACCTGCACTTCTCCGCCTTGCTCTTTATAGTTCTTAACATTCGCCATAATTTCTTCCTCCTTTTGTGAAAGGGGCCGAGTTCGCCCCGGCCCCCTAAGTCACACTATGCCAGTTTCACGCGTGCGAACGCGGACTCGAGCACTGGAGCGCCGTCGACCCACATGCGCCCGATGAACCCGACCTGGTTGTTCTGCGCAAAAAGCTCGTTCAGACGCTGGATCTCCATCCCGAACAGCTCGGCGATCCAGTAGTAGCGGAAATTGCCGAGGATGCCAACGTATTGCCCAGTAGTGAAGGTGTTGGGCGCGTATTCAGACTCGTTGACCGGCAAGTTGAGAAGCGTGTCGGGCTGCCCCGCCGCAAGACCAGGCCGCCAGAGATACTGACCGTCGCCATCCTTGAGCTTGGAGATCTGCTTGACGCCGTCGCGGTGGAAGATCCATTGTGCTCCAGCGCGGTACTGCTGCTTGAGGGCGTACTTCACCTCGATCAGGTTGTCCGCACTAATGGCATCTATGGTATTCCCAGTACTGACGTCCCTTCCGGTGCTGATCCCGTTTGCGTCTGCCTGGAACACACCGAGGGGTTTGCTGGCACCATCGCCGTTCAGGAAGTTGTTCTCCTGTGCCGCGGCAAACTTGAAGGCCAGGCGCTCCCTGACGAGACCTTCGACGGGAATGGCCGAAGTCCGCAGGAGCTTCATGCTGACCTTAACCAGCTTGGTGAGCTGGTTAGGAGTAAGCGCGCGTTTGCCGAACGCCATAGACGCATCAGCAGCGACAGCTTCAACCTCAGCAGTCCAGTCGGGATCGTCAACATCAGCCTCAAGCGTGGGAACACCGAGGGAGTCGGACGTGGTGACGGGGATAACAGTGGCCATGCCACGGACAAAGACCCTGTCATCGATCTCCTTGATCAGATCCGCAATAAACTGTTCCGGAGGAAGAAGGTAACCGCCCTGAGCATCCGGGTCGGTCTGTAGTCTGCGCATTTCAGGGCCAACCACGCCTGTTTTGATGAACGACCTGAACTCCGGCATGAGGTTTGGAGTTTTCTTGTCCGCGTCGCCAGAAGCAGGATTCACCCGGACAGGCTCGTTCGCCGGTTCGGCCAGCTGTGCCTCAAGACGCTGTTTTTCCTCGAGACGCTTCGCCCTCTTGGCAAGCCCGTCCATCTCGTCCATCATCTTGTCGTACTGCTCCTGCTCATCAGAGCTAAAATCGCGCCCTTCACTTTCCGCAGCATCAATGAGCGCTTTTGCCTGTTCCCAGACATTCGCCCTCTTTTCGAGCAACTCTTTCACGTTCATGTCAAAAAACCTCCTTTTTGTATTCAAGCTCCGCCTTCCGGCGAAGCATTCTCGCTTTCACACGTGCTTCCTCAGCATGCTGTTCGGCTGCCTGTTTTTCCTGTTCTTCGCGTTGCGCCTTGTGCTCCTCGTACACGTCCTGCGCACTCCGTACCCCTACGCTCGTGGAGGGGTAGGCCGGATACGTGACGGGCGACACGTCATAGAGTCTCGGGATCTTGATGAGCTTCCTGACCGGGATCTCACCGGTATCATCCCATTCCTCGATGCCGCCATCCATCGAGAACGCGAAAGACGATTGATCGACGTCGCCACGCCTGAGGAGTTCAACCAGATCCCTTCCTGCTGCGGTCTTCATGTTCGGCTGAAATTCGTACCGGAGGCCCTGTTCGTCCTCCCAAACTCTTAGGGTGTTATTCTTCGTCCTCGCTACAATCTGGCTCGGGTCGTGATTGAAAAGCGCCCTGATGTCCGGAGCTTCGAGGGCGTCCTTGAACGCACCGGGAAGGATAACCTCCCGGAACCCCCACAACTCCTCGGACTCTTCGTTGAACCTTGCCGCGTAGCCGGAAACTACAGGTTCGGTGTCATTGTCGCGAAGCTCCAGCGTGGTGTTGATATATCTACGCTCCAGGTTCTGAGGCATTACTGTCATCCCCTCCTTCCTGTACCTGATTCGCTTCCGTAATCGGTACCATGTTTCCGTTTATCAGGTAGGCGTCGCCGCCTTCCTCAACCGGTATCGGGTTCATGTTCTCCAGCTCCCTGATGTCGTTTGCCGATAACCACCCGTCATTGCGACCTGTTTTGTAGTATTGAGATCTGCTTTGTACGTCGCCGCGCAGGAGACCGTCGAGCACAAACTCCGCGTAGAAACGCTTTTTGCCTTCTGCGCTGAGTAACTGTCTCCTGATCTGCTGCTCCCAGTTTACTGCGCGCGGCCTGATGCAATCCTGGACAAACTCGATAGACTGATGCTCGATGTTGGAGAAAGTGGCACGTTCAAGCGCCCCTATTTTGTGGGGCGGGACCCCGAAGAACCTCGCCACCTCTTCGACCTGATATTTCCTGGTCTCCAGGAACTGCGCGTTATCGTTTTGGATCGTCGTCTGATGGAACTTCAGACCCTGCTCAAGGAATAAAATCCTGTGCTGGTTGTTCAGCCCACCGTAATTCTCTTGAAACGTCCGCTTGAAATTCTCAAGTGCTTGCTCTGAAAGCTTCCCGGGCAACTCGACTATTCCCGACGCCACCGCCCCGCGACCAAAGAACCCTGCGCCGTACCCCTCTGCGGCAAGCGCCAGAGCGGCGATCTCGCGCGCATATCTGATAGGCGGATACCCAAACAAGCCGTCACCGAACCCACGGAGATGAAACATCTCGCTAGCCAGCAATGTCCGGGGCGTCCCGTTCGGGACGGAGATGTCATAGACCAGCAATTGATTGCTGTCATTGCGGCGTGGCCTGACGTAAACAGACGGGATAGGCCACAACTCTTTAACCCGCCCTGCCATATCGTAAACGATATTCGCGTAGGCGTTGCCGAAAAGCTCCAGCTGCCCCTGCATGACCTTCCGGAAATCAAAGCTGGTCATTTCCGGGTTCGGCTCGTACTGGAGCACGTCATACAGGTAATGGTCTCGCGCCCGTTCCTTTCCTCTCGGTTGTTTCCGCCTGTATGTCGGGAGCGGAAGCGACGCCAGGGTGTTGGAAATGAGATTTACGCAGGCGTAGACCGCCGAGACCTTGAGGAGGTCATCTTCCGTAACACGCAATCCCGACGCAGAAAGGTTCCCGCCGCCGAGAAAGTCCAAAAGCCATTGCGGTGGATTGCTTAGATTGCCAAGCGGGGAGGCACGTTTGTTGCGTAGTGATTTAACCCTGTTTTTGATCTGCTCCCATATCTGCACACATACACCCCCCTTAGATGGCGATGACACCCCTGGACTCGTAGGGACTCACTGGGTCTTCACGGTCCTGCAGCATCGCTGACAGGGCAATTATCAGCGCAACTGCCGGGTCAATCCGCTCGGTCGCCTTGTCCTTTGCCGGCTTGATATTCCCTGCCGGATCCTGCGTCACAACGAGATTATCCACCGCCCACGTCAGCACCGGGTTCCCGTTATGGCGAAGGATTTTGCCCAGCACTAAACGCTCAAACTCCTTGCACGCCGGCGACAGGGTCTTGTACCCCTGCTGAACCTCGTATACCGGAACACCTTCGGACTCCATGCCTATTGCCCACTGTGTCGCGTTCCATGGGTCGTAGCCAACCAGGCAGAGATTTGGAAACATCTCCTTCAAGTCGTATGCGATGAAATTCGCAATTCTGTCATAGTCAATGACGTTCCCGTCGGTCGCTGTGATATATCCGTCTCTTGCCCACGCGTCATATGGGACATTGTCCCGCCTGGCCCGTTTCAAGATGTTCTCACCAGGCACCCAATTGAAACTCAGGACGTTCACTCGCCCCTCGGAATCCGGCTCAAACACCACAGCACAGGAGGAAATATCCGTCGTCGTCGAGAGGTCCACGCCCGCCCAGCATTTCAAACCAGACAGGTCTGCATGGTCCACCGGGCCCTCGCAAGCTCGCCATGTATCGAGGTCGATCCATCGCGTTTCCTGCGTCGTCCATTGATTGAGATACAAGCGTCGAAACGTGTTTTGATATGCTGGTATCTCCTGCGCGCGTTTACATTCCTGCTGTAAAAAGCCCTTCTGGATAGATACTCCATAGTTAGGGTTCGCCTTTTTCCATGTCTTTTCGTCGTCCCAGGGTTCGTTTTCGTCGGCTTCATAGATCAATGGGAAAAAGGTCGGGTCTTTAATAATCCCGGCCTTCACCTTTTTTGCGTAATCCCAAAGCTCCCAACAAATAGAATGTCTGTCGTATCCAGCTGTCGTAATCGCCAACATGAGCGGTTGAGTCCTAGCACCCATGCCCGTGACTAAAACGTCCCAGAGATCCCGATTAGGCGCGCAATGAATTTCGTCATAAACAACGAATGTAGGAGATGCGCCATGCTTCGAGTATGCCTCAGCGGAAATAGCATGATAAAAAGAATTTTTTTCGTGATAGACGATTCTTTTTTGAGAATCAATTATCTTACATCTCCTGCTCAGCTCAGGAGACATCCTTACCATTTGAGCTGCAATATTAAATACAAGACTTGCTTGTTCGCGATCAGCAGCAGCGGAATAGACTTCTGCGCCGTATTCTCCGTCAGCGAACAATGCGTATAACGCCAACGCCGCCGCCAGACTTGACTTCCCGTTTTTTCTGGGAATAGCGACAAACGCTGTCCTGTATTGCCGTGTGCCGTCTTTATTCAGAGTTCCAAAAAGCGGCCTCAATAAGTTCTCCCTCTGCCAGGTTTGGAGTATGAAGTTATCCCCAGCCCACTTACCTTTTACATGGTGCAAGGCTTGAACAAACTTGACCACCCTGTCAGCCATTTTTTTGTTAAAGGCCAATTCAACCTGCCTCCCCTTTACATCGTGCCACCCCTACTTATCCAAAAGGTTATCAAGGTCACTCTTTTCCTTTTCTTTCGGAACCTCCAGCCGACCCCGCGAAGATGGTGTCATCCCAAACTCTGTACAAAGACTCTTCAACATCTGCGCGTACTTCATCGAGATCCCTACCGCAGGATGTGCAACCTGGTTGTTCTCGCCTTTCGTATTCGTGTAACCTGAAAGAATTCCCTCACCCTCTATTTGCGTTTCAGCTTCTTCTATCCGAGCCTGACAAATTGCCATAATATTTATCAAGGGAATTTCCGCGTCAGTTAACATCTTCATGGCGCGAAGAATTCTCACGTTGTCAATGAACGCCCTATGAGCAATAGGATTATTTTTCACAACTTCCCATTCGATAACCTGATCGCTCGTAGGAGGTATTGGCTCATTCTTAGAGAGAAACCGAGACTTCGGGTCTCCTTCAAGTTCCTTTAGCCGTTTAGGCTTTGGCTTCCTTCCCGTAATGGCCATTTAGTTCACCTCCTTAAAAGGGCAGGCCGCATTTCCGATTATCTTGCGCGAGACCCCGCGCCGTTGGTGAAGCGGCGAGGTAGTAAAGAATTACACCCCCCTACCCTCTCCATGCACCCTATTATGACACGCCTGACACAGGCTCTCCAGGTTCTCCGGGTCGAAGGGGTCGCCTCCGTCGGCGATCTCGACCTTGTGATGAACCAGTGTCGCAGCTGTTATTATACCAGCTCGTAGGCACGCCTCGCACAGCGGATGTTCCTCACGGTATTGCCGGCGAACCGCTTGCCATCGAGAAGATCCATACACTTTGTGCTGCCGTGGGCGCCCGTAGTTGTTATATCGAGCCTCGCGAGCCTTGCGCTTCTTCTCCCTGAGATTTTCCCCCGGCTTCCTCGGCAACACGCAACCCTCCATGTCGGAGCCTTTCTTCCAACTCAACCAGCTCATCCACCATCACAGGCACGTAGTTTCCGCTCGTAGCTATAGGCTCGTATGCCTTGCATGGCTCGTTATCGTCGGCGTCCATCGGCCAAGAATAGTAATCACACCAGCCACCCAGAACATCGATCCAATAAATACACTGACAACACAGCTTTGGCATTTGGAACACCACGCATCTTTGAATATGCACTGCTATTATTTGGTGGAGTGCGGGGGATTCGAACCCCCGTTGCGGCAAGTCCGCTACGCAGCCCCACCGCCTAGCCATTAGCACCCCACATTCTATATTGCGGTGCAGGCGCGGACTTTTCTTTATCCCCTGCTTGGAGGAGGCCTTTGGGCAAGGAGGCGCGCAATTTATTGCCCCGTTCATACGCCTCTATTC